TCTTGCTCTTCGCTAATATTTTTTCCTGACGCATATTTATCCGCCAACTCGGTAGCCTCGGGTCCTGCTAGAATTGTAGTTATTTTACCCTCTAGTCCAGTACCAAACATATTAAGGTTCTGTGCCGCGGCTTTTAGGTCTACTTCGCGTTCATCTAGAGCAAGTTTATCTTCCCCAAGTTTTTTAATCCTATCCTCTGTTTGTTGCGCGAGTTGAAATTTTTTGTCTGCGCGAGCTTGAGTAAGGGCCGAATTAAGAGTGTCCAGTTCAAGCTGTTTTTGCTTAATTGCATCAGAGTTAGCTGCAAGCTCTTTTTGAACCGTGAGCCGTGAGTTTTGCAACGCGGTCTGTTGTCCATAAAGAGTGTCAATTTTCTTTATTTCAAACTCTTGCATTACACCAAGTTTTGAAAGCTCCACGTCGCCTCGTAACAAGATGTTTTTCTGTTCCAACTCATTAGCCAAAACTCGGCTTCTTTTGTCTCCCGCTTGCCGCAAGTTCTCAATAATTATACGATTGTCTTGTACAAGGCTTTCTTGAGCCTCGCGATTTGCTTGTTTTTCAGCCTCAAGCTTCGATACACCAGATTGTTTTAATGCTTCAATTCTTTCTTGTCGCTCAGTATCCAGACGGCTTTGTAAATTCATACCCGCGATTTTTTGATCTCCCTCAAGTCTTGTTTTAGCTAAGTCAGCCGCGGCTTTAGCTTCTGCGGCCAAACCAGTTTCAGCCGCACCCAACGCTGACAGCTTCATCTGCTGCTCTGCGGCGGTGACGGCCTGCTTAGCTTTTAGTTGTTCGCCTGCACGAGCGCTAATAGTTGGCAGCAGCTTAGTTTCCGTCACGGCCGCAGCCAGACGCTCTGCGGGGCTCAGTTTACGGCCCGCTTGAATTTCCGCCTGAAGAGGGTTTGCATAAGCAAGGGCTGCGCCCGCAACGTCAAACAGCATTTGCGCTTGAGTTAGGTTTTTCTGCTCTTCAAGAGAGGCGCTTTGATCACCCAAAATAGACTTATATAAAGGCATCTTCTGTTCATACAGTTCGCCAAGACGCCCCGCTGCTGCAACAGGATCGCCACCAGTCTCCATCATTATGACTGGCTGGTTGTCTCCGCGGCGGACCAGCCCGCCTTGATTAAAATTTACGGGTGGGGGCCCTCCCATCATTGCGGGGTCCATCATAGGGCCGGGGGCCGCGGGCGGTGCCGCCATCATTTCGGGCTGCGGTGGAGGAGCTACAGTAGACATAATGCCTTCTGCCATCGCACCTTCAACAGGCGCGGTCATTTCTTCGGCAGCCAAGCCACCAATTCCTTGGTCCACGGCTGCCATCATCATAACCGGCTGAACGAGGGCCAAAACGGATTCGGGGGTTTGACCGGCATCCTCTTCACCAACTACCCCAGCAAGCTCGTTATAACGTCCTTCAAGTGGAACATTGTCGCCACGAATTGCGTTCATAACGCTTTCATAATCTTCAGCAGTGTCTATGTTTTCAATGTTAGAAGCTACTTGAGACAACGCGCCTTCCAGCATAGCGGGGTCCATTGCCCGCTCACCCATCATCATAGCCTGCTCGTCTGGAACACTGGACACGCCCATCATAGCACCTCCCGGAGGCATCATTGCTGCCATTGCCATCGGATCGCCACCTTCTTGCATCGGGATAACGCCACGACCCATCAGGATGTCTTTTTGTGTAACTCGCCCATCGCCACTCATGTCAGGAAAAGCTGCACCACCTTTAGCAAACATCTGTCTTTGCATTATGTCTCTACTCATCATCCGAATAACCCCGCTTTATTTGCGCCTGCTGCTGCTGATAATCCTGCGATACCTAAACCCATAAACTGCTGGGCTGGTGATACACCGGGTGAAGTCGAAGTAGCAATGGTTTGCTGCGTTGACGGAGCACCCTTATAAATGTCTGACAAATATGACAGACGCTGATACGGCTCGTATAGTTGAGCCAGATCGCTTTGACGTTTGGCTTCCAGAGTAGCCTGCTGCTGAGCCTGCTGCTGTTTCCCAAGCTCGTACTGAGTCTGAAGGTTCCGAAGCCCGGTCTGTTGCGACAATTCACCAAGGCTAGCTTGCTGAAGCCCCAGTGTACCCAATGCTTGACCTGCTTGCAACCCAAGCTGGCCGAGGGCTTGACCGCCCTGTAGACCAAACTGACCGTACTGAAGACCGAGGTCTCCCATCTGGCCCGCCATAGCGGCTTGCGCCTGCTGGCCTTGAAGACCCAATTGACCGCCCGCTTGTGCGCCAGATAGACCAAGCTGTGCTTGTGCCTGACCCAATTGACCGCCCTGCTGGGCAATCTGTGCAGCAAGTTGTTCGGTAGAGATACCAAGCCGCGCAGCCTGCTCGGCCATAGCCGCCTGTTGTTGTGCGCCAGTAAGGCCCAATTGAGCCGCTTGACCCGCCAATTGTCCGCTAAGCTGCTGAGCAGAAAGACCAGTGCGGGCTGCGATCTCTTCTGCTGACATACCCATTTGAGCAAATTGCGCGGCGTTTGCTGCGGCCTGCTGTTGGGCGGACAAACCAAGTTGACCTGTCTGGAGGCCCGTCTGTGCCGCAAGCTGTTCTGCTGATAGACCCAACTGACCGGCTTGTTGCGCCGCCTGAAGGGCTGTTCCAGCACCGGCCTGTCCAAGCTGGCCCCGAAGTTGTGCTGATTGAAGCTGGCGACCACGAGCCTGTTCAAATGCCTGCTGCGCCTGCTGCGCTGCACTCTGGTAACCCTGCGCCCGCATTTGTGCGGCTGTACGGCCCTGCTGCTCCAACTGAGCACGGGCTGTCTCTGCGGCCTGAACACCCGCGCGAGAACCGCCAAAAGCGCCTGCCCCAACGGCTTGTGCAGCCTGACCTTGCTGTGCAATCTGCCCCTGACGTGCAATATCCTGCATAGCCTGCTGAACGGCGGCATTTTCATAAGGGCTCATATATTGAGCAATCGTAGAGGGGTCAAACTGTTGTGCGCCACCGGCAAGACCGACTATGCCTTGTTGTGCCGCAATCTGCCCAAACCGGCCTGCGCTAGCTAAGTCTTGCGCGGCTCCAGCCGTAATTCCGCGAGCGCCCTGAATAGCTTGCTGAGCTCGTTGACCAGCAGTTCCCGCCGCTCCGAGGCCTCCGGCTGTGGCCCGATTAAGCTGCGTTCCAAGGCGCGGAATATATCCCCGCAAGCCAGCGCCTGCTTGACCCGCAATCTGTCCCGCCTGCTGCGCGGCGGCACTCATACCCGCCTGACCTGCTTGTACCTGTCCCGGAATTAACCCGGCAGCACCCATAATGCTGCCAATACCAGTTTGCGCTTGGCCGCGAGCCGCGAGAGACGCTGCGTCCATCGCGCTTAACGCGCCGCCGGTAGCGGCTTGACCATAATCAAGTGCGCCCTCAATACCCTTCTGCGCGGCTGTTACCTGAGTTGGGACGCCTCGCATTGCAGACAAAAGCGCTGCTTCTGAGGATTGCCGATAAGGGTCGGCGGTCTTCATAGCACCTGTAATATAAGGTGAAGCTGCGCCATATACACCGCCAAGCTGCTGCTGGGCATCGCCCATTGTATAGCCTGCTTGCGTTAAATAGGGCTGATAGCCGCCAATTCCGCCTGCTTGTTGAGCGGCTTTGAAGGCTAAGTCTTGAAGATCCGTAAACCCAGCTACTTGCTGAGTAGGAAGAGTAATACCTTTGTTGGCAAGAGCTTTAGCGTCTTTTAGAAGCCCGAGTTTATAGGCTTCAATTTCAGGGGCTTCTCGGACAATTTGGGTTTCTGTAGCCATTACGCCATTGCCTTTCCACGAGACTCAAGACCGCGCATCATGTCATACATATTATTGATGCCCTGCCGCATATTGCCGCCACCTAGTCCTTTAACGGCATCTGTCGTCATAACAAACTCACCCGGCATAAGCATAGCGCGGACGCTGTCCTGTCCCGGAATGCCTTCATTTGGCATAATACCGCCAACACGACGCGGGAAGATCTCGCCGCCTTCTGCCGCATATTGTTGTGGCCGATAGAAGGGGTTAACAAATGTGCCCTGACCGGGGACAATCGTGTAGGGGGACGCAACCTCTGTCGGACCCTCTGAACGGCGAACCTCAAGGTCAGCAATCCGGTATTTTTCCGGATCAGCCGCAATAAGTTCTTCCCCTGTCGGCGGGGTATCTACCGGCGGATCGTCGGGAGCGTCGAAGAAACCTGTAGCATAGGCCGCTGTTCCAGCTAACGCGGCCGAAGGTCCATAAGTTGCTAAAAGGCCGGGACCGGCTGCGGCTTTAGCAGCTTCTAGCCCGGCTTGTGTTGGGGCAATCCCTGCGGCAGCCATGTCTTTTAAGTAAGCTTGGCCCGCTTTCTCCTTTGCTATATTAACCGCCGACTCGGTTTGACCCCCACGAACTAAATAATCCATCGTCTTGTCGTAGTAACCGCTAGCGGTGTCCATAAAGCTTGACGGCTGACTAAGAGATAAATCCGCACCCGGCGGCGGAGTTTTAAACGTCCCCGTAGCGGCGTCATAATTACTTAAAGACATATTGTTAGGTGTCCCCGCACTAACGGGAGGCCTGCCCGTCGCAGGATCAATTGTAGCCGCTGTATTTACATCTGAGACGGAAGTTGGTGTGCCGGACGGGCTGGTTGAAAGTGCGGTGTCCGAAGTCCCCGCAAAGTTAGTTCCGCCTTCTGAAGCAGGGCCACCCTTCATGTTAGCAAAAGAAGCGCCAGAGAAATCACCGGTAAACGCCTTACCGATATTTGAGAAGCCCTCAGTCAAGTTAGCTGGGTTAGCAGCGTTAGAAATGCCTGACATAAATCCATCGCCCGAAATAGCGCCAGATACGCCAGAGAACAAGGCACCTGTACCACCAGAAATCAATGCCGACTTAAAGGCGTCTTTTAAATCTCCTCCATTTATCAAGGTAGCGATACCAGAACCAAGCGCTGCTCCGTAAATAGGGCCGAGGAACATGGAACCGATAATAGGAAGAACAATAGGCGCTACTTTTTTAACAACTTTTTTAACAGTTTTAACGACCTTCTTAACGGTTTTTTTGACTTTTTTAACTAATTTCTTAAACCAGCCAAATTCGGCAAGGCCGGTCTCAGGGTTGATAGAGTTAGCAGAAGAGCCCACTACATATTGCTCTGGATCTTCAACGCCAAGCTCACGCAAATGGTTAAAGATAGAGGCCTTCATCCGTGGATTGTTTTCAATCAACGGCAACGGTATGATAATTTCGCCGGTGGCAACGTGAGCAATGGTGTCATCCCCGCCACGGCCATACGAAGCCATGCGAGACGCTACTTCCCCAAATTCAGCAATACCTGATTTTCCAAAAGCCTGCTCGGCTTCTTCCCGCTCAAGTGTCGCGATTTCATCGTCTTCCATATAGAAGTCGGCAATACCCCCCGCAGGAAAGGTAAATTCTTCGTCTTTTAATGCTGTCTGTGCCATTAGCCTGCTCCGCCTGATAACCCTTGAGGCATCGTTACCGTGATCATTGTACTTCTTTTTTCACTTCCAGTCCACGGGTTACCGCAATTTGGGCAGTTACCGGTTGGATAGGACAAAACTTCCTCTGGGGTATCCACCTCGTTGTCGCAAGAAACACAGCTTACTACGTCTCTGCTTGTAGAAGGACGCCACTTAGATCCGTCCGCCATTATAATAATTGTTTCACTCATGGTGTTGATACCGTGACGACACCCACGGCCCCTGTTGCTGCGGAACCCCGCGGATAAGGCTTATTTGCCACCGTTATCCGCAACTCGTCCCCATGTTGAAATACATCTCCTATGCGAAGACCGAAGTTATCCTGCTGCAAATTCGGTAGAGCTAACGAAGAGGCCTGCCAAGGCCCCGGATTGTTTACCTGCTGCAAAAACACCGAAAATGACCGCACAACCTCCGACATATACCTCTGAGTATATGCTTGAGGTGCAAGTGGAAATTGCGGTTGTACCAGACCCCTAGACATTAGCGCCTACCATCTGGACGTATATCTACTCGGGGCGACCCTAACCGCCACGCTACACCCGTATCACTAGACGCAATCTTTAAAGCAAAGGACCGACCCCGAAGCCTTAGATTTACCTGATTGGTAAACTGTTCTACAGGCACTGTAGCCGTTCGCGTAACAGCGTCCGTGCTAGTTTGTAAGTACGGTCCACCCGGGTAGTTTCTAGTCTGTAAGGTAAAATCTGCCTGCGGAGATGCCGCCGTAGACGAATCAAACGTCAAATCTGGTATCAACCGGCGCATAAAGACGAAGTTTTCTCCGTCGCCAATATCCATCTGACTGCTCTCAATATAGGCAGATATTGCCACTGCCGGAGTTGTGCTGCCGTCGTCCAAGCCCCTTTCGTGCAAGTACAAGTAACCGTCCAGACCTGCCGCTAGGGGGAACTGGTTAATGCCGCGGTCCAGCCAAACCGACCGCGCCAAAGTGCCGTAGTACCAAACCTGTTCTTGGTAATTGTACACAACATAGCGGTCAATGTTATCTGACCCCGCTGATGGGTATAACCACCAGACCTCAGAAAAGCTGCTGTTGACCCCCGCGGTTACTTTTTCAGCCTGCGTTTCGTTAAAGTCATTAAAAACGTAAGAACGCACAGAGCAGGGCAGCTTTTGAACCTGTCCGTTAAAGACGTAGAACTCTTCCCGGCCCATCCAAAAGACCGTATCTTCTACAGCAATAGACGCTAAAGGACCGGCAATGGTGATATTAGTGGATATCTCGTTAATACCAAAAGTAAACGGAGGCCCCAAAAACTGCATCGCATGAAGCGAAACATCCGTAAACACTAGCACCTGCTGACGGGTTTCTACCGCCGTTATAATCTGAGACCCTGAACCAATCCGCAAATCCCCCGCGGTGTTTGTCGCTAAAGACTGCCAAACAATCGGATTGCCTTGATCCGAAAACCGAATTAATAGCGGGTCTTGAACGCCGATATCATTTTCTGGGTCACACCCAAAAACAATAATGTGCCTGTCTCTGTCTGAAACAAGCACCTGCTTCGCAATCGTCGGTGTTGTAGGGTCCGCACCAGCTAAATCGGAAAGCGCTACCGCGCGAGCAAAAGGTGCGGAACTCGTGCTTTTATCCCAATAAAAAAGGCCACCATCGCGGATATTAAACACTAAATCTTCGCCGAAATTGTCGTGACCCCAAATCCGTAGAATGCTGCCAATAGCTGTCAAACTAGCGGCCGAACCCCACGCACCACGTCCCCAAGTGCCAGCGCCCCAACCGGTACCCGCTACGGTTGTGTCCAAACCAGTATTTACCTGATATGCACCAACCACTGACGCGCCGCCGTTTCCGGTATCCGACGCGTTAGCTACTACAAGAGTTGGTGTGTATTGACCATCTATTGTGATATCCGCCAGAGTAGCTACTGCGCGGGCTTCAATCTCGTAGGTGTTGGAATTTACAATCGCGGTAATCTGATACTCTTGGTTGAGTATGTCCGCGGTAATGTCGCCCCCAAGCGTTACAGCGCCGCTAAATGTCACAAAGTCATTCTCTAATGCACCGTGACTTGTATCTGTCACGGTGATTGTGGAAGACCCGTCAGTAGCCGAAAACGTCACCGCACCCGCTGCCGTTGTTTCACGGAGGGGTGTGATATCGTTGTAAGCGCCGCCCTCGTTAATGTAATACTTCAGGTGCGTACCTACGCTTAAATAGGACTCCCCAGAAAGTGCTACAAACGGGTGCAACGCACGACACGTACCTAAAAAGCTGTTTGACGACTGCTTTTCCCAGCCGCCTATCTTTTCAGGCGTACCAAACCGAAAACGAACCTTATCACAGTCAAACCATCCGCCCTCATTAGTATATGAGGTGGTCTCTCTGTTAACACCCGGTCTGAATTGCAGTTTGGTTAATGGCATATGACATTAGTTCGCTATAGCTACTTCGTCTTTATCGCTTTCTTCTACTGATGCGATAAGACCATTTGTAAAGACATCTTGCGCGGCTTGTATTTGGTCAAGCTGGAAACGAAGAGACGCCGCCTTGCTTTGCAGATCACGGATCTGGTTAATTAGATAAAGCTGCTGACCGTCCATAGTGGACTCTTCGTAGTCCCTGCCGTTAATGGTAATTACATTGGTTTTTTCAGTCATTCCGCGCTCCAGTTAGAAGGTACTTTTTGTACGATAGGTGGGTTAGCAAGGTTGTCAATCTGGGTGTCCAGAGTTTCTTGCATTTCTGCTTCTGTCTTATCCAGTGAAGCAAGCACCTTTTCTTTGCACCAGTCCCTTGTCACACTGTTAAATGCTACAAAGTTATCTGGGTCTAGTTCAGGGGCCGCTGTGCCGTACACTGATGCTGACAGATAATTATCATCTGCGTCTTGCTCACTGTCACTGACAGCGGTGATGCGCCAGTGAATTGTTTTGATTACGTCTGACAAGCCATCTTCAGAAGGGGCTGTGTCTAATGTTGGGAAATCCCATGTGTATGTGTTAGCCATTAGTTAGCCTCCAACGCTGCTAGGCGTGTTTCAATATTAGCCAGACGCTGTTCAGTTGCAGCACCTACAAAGGCAAGCAACTCAGGATAGCGGATGCCCATCCGTGTGCGCTCTGTAGCACCCTCTGGGGCTTCCTCTGCTGTGTCGTAAGTGTCAGTGCGTGTGTAGGCATCAACGGCTTCTACAGGCACAATAGCCTCGCTAACAAGGCGAGATTCAATGCGTTCTGGTTGTGCCTCAACAATAACGTTGCCTTCCTCATCAAGTTCTTCCTCAACCGCTGGAATAACAACATCCTCATAGACTGCATCCACAGCCTCAACAGCCTCAACAGCAGGAACTTCAGTCTGTGTTTCCCACCAAGTATCAATAATGAAGAACGCATAGTCACCAGCATCCAAGCCAGCGGCAGTCATAGCTGCTTGAACGTCCTGTGCGATTACACCAGCGTGTGTTCTAGCTGCATCGCCCTTGGCTTCAACTGCGCTGTTCCACTTGAACGTCTTGAACAATACGCTAATGGCTTTAGCTGCTGTGATTTCAGCGTTAGTTAGGGCTGCGATTTGCTGTTTTTCGTTTGCGTCAGATGTTTGAATAGTGCCGTTGGTGGCACGAATATCGTCCCATCTGTAGCTAGGGTGTCCACAATCATAAAAGTTATCTACTGCAAGTCCATTGATATTGGTGGGAAGTAAACAAGATGCGAAAAAGGAAATCCCCATATTTTGATTGTTGTCTGCAAAAAATATTCTGCCACCCGCGTCCCCAATAGCACCCACATTACTACCATTGTCACCGAATTGTATAAGGCCAGTACCCGATCTGTCAGGGCCGTTTGTCACATACAAAGGAGAATTTGAACCATTTGACTGAATAGTAGTGAAAGAATTTTGATCATTACTATAGTGCATCATTCCAGTTTTGGCTTCGCCACCATTACCATTCAAAATAGTTCCTATTGCTTGACCAACCCACCAACGGCCTACATTATTAAGACGCATCTTTTCTGCGCCATTAGTAAAAAACCGCATATCGTCATTTGAGTGACCATATGTAATCCGACCAATTGAGGTATTTGCACTATCGCCAAAATAAATCGCACTATCTCTTGTCCCCGCAGTTGCAGTGCATTGTATTCTCAAAACGGCATCTGCGCCGCTGTCACTACCAGCGATTATCCGAATTTCTGAACCAGCATTATCACTCGCACCTACATCAAGTTCATATGATGGTGTACGATTGATGCCAACGTTGCCGTTGGTGTTGATGCGCATGCGTTCTGATTTATTAGGCCTAAAAACAATAGGGTGATTTGTGGTTGTGTCTACATAAGAGGCTGCAGAAGCAGAATAAACTTCCACTGAAGAACCGCCAGTGGCAGTTGCTTTAAATCCTGCTGTAGCCGCCTCTATCTCAACAACCTTACTTAAACCTGCATCAGAAGCAGGCGAAGTCGTCCCAATGCCCACGTTGCCGCTGCTGTCCACAAGTAATGTTGACGCCCCACCAGTAGTGCCATTGTAATTTAGACTAAAAGCACCTCCGGTAAACTGCATTAAATACCACGGATTGTTGCTTGCTTCTTGTAACTTAAAAGCTGCGTTACCAGCCCCTGTGCCTGTTGAAGATACAGCCCCTGCTACCTCAAGTTTAGTAGCAGGCGAAGTACTTCCAATGCCTACGTTACCGCTGCTGTCGATGCGCATACGTTCTGAGGCGTTTGTGCTAAATGTAAGTGGGACAGCACCTTTACCATATATCCAATGTTTTGATGAGCCTGATACAAAATACAAAGAATCAGCCGCATTGCCGTTTAATCTAATTCCTGCAAGGGTTGCATCGGCGATTTCAAGGCCGTTTGTTCCTGAACCAAAGCCCGTTAAAGTTGGCGAACTAGCATTAATGCCCACGTTTGCGCCATCTAAAATGATATTAAAGTTAGTATCAATCGTTACATCAGTGCTTGCAGTTGCGTTTGTTATTGTATCAACCGCTAAACTTCCTGTTACTTGTGCGCCAAAAGAGGTGGTGGCTAGTTTAGTGCTACCAGAGTGAGAAAGACTTACTGACCCGCCCTGATTTGCTACAATCATATCATCAGTAACACCATTCGCAGTGATACGAACCGCACCACCAGACGTGCCGATTTTTAAGTCGCCAGTTCCAGCATCCGCAATCCGGCTATGCGACCCATCGTGGTAAATCTGCAAGTCAGACCCAGAACCGAAGACAGCCTTGTTTCCGTCAATCAAAGATAATTGACTAACCGCTAGATTAGCATTTACGTCAGTAACCGTTGCTCCCGTGCCGCCACCATTAAACTTTACTAAAACGTCCGCCCCGTTTGGAACTATAAAATCATTGGAAGCATTATATGTGCCTTGGAAAAGAATAAGGCCGCGTGAAGCAGACAAGCTGTTGCGGATGTGTACAATCTTTTCGGCATCGTTTGGATCAAGCTGCACATAAGCTGTTGCGCCTAAATCTGCACCGTCATTAAACTCAATAAAGCGATTGCGCCCATCAGACAGTGCACCATTGTTAATTAACAGCGTGTTGGGTGAACCCGAAGTGCCCGCAGCAGCTAACGTGACCGTAGCAATTCCGTTTGTTGCTTGGTCAATAATATCAAAATTGGTGTTGGTAGTGTTGCCCCAAGTACCAGACTGATCCCCGGTCCCCGGTTTCTCAATACCAATGTTAACCGTATATGTGCTTGCCATTCTTTTAACCCTTCTAAGCTGCTATTTGACCCCAACCCGGTGTCTGTGACGGAGTTTCGTCTGACCAAGCTGGCGTCTGACTTGGGCTGATCGTATTATACCCTGCATTTTGATTTGGCACAATAGTTCCCCAAACTAAGACCTGTCCTACATTTCCAGTACCTTGCAAACCAGACACCGAGACATTTGCATCCGCTGTCGTGGTTACCGTACCAACCGACGTAGTGGCCGATACGCCCGTCACATCCACGGAAACAAAAATGCCTACTTCAACTGAGCCAACCGCGCCGGTGGCTTCCAGTCCAGTGGGTGATACATCCGCATTTGCGGTGACTGTGACGGATCCAACAGACGCCGTAGCTTCCAAGCCAGTGACGCCAGTGTTGGAATCTGCGGTAACTGTGGCTGAACCTACGCCACCCGTGGCCGCTAGACCAGTTGGAGAAACAATAGCGGTGCCCGTAGCTGTTACAGAGCCTACGCCACCCGTGGCTTCCAAGCCAGTGACGCCAGTGTTGGCGTCTGCTGTTATGGTAACAGAGCCAACCGCTGCGGTTGCCTCAAGACCAGTTGCCGGAGCGTTGGCGTCTGCTGTGACTGTGACGGATCCAACAGACGTCGTAGCAAACGGAAAACTGCTTTGACCCCACGGGCCTTCGCCCCAACCAGAGCGACCCCAGCCGCCTATTGGAACGATTACATCAGCCATTAAGCAATCCGAATAATTGCGTTACTCGCGTCAGCCGTTGGGAATACAATGGTAAAATCACCAGCGGTAGATGTTTTGTCCGCACCAAAATCTAGAACAACTACAGAGGGGTCTCCTGCTGCGGTGTCGTTATAAATAAGTGCGCCCCTCGCCGTAATAGTAGCCGAAGAAAACGTCAAATCAGCAAAATCTGTAAAAGCCGTGGTTCCAGAGGTGGTCGGGTTAATGTTTGTTAACGCTGAACCCCCCGCAGAATACCCCGTTCCAGATACTTCGTTTGAAGTCGTATATGCGGTGGTAGCCGCAGTAAACGAAGCACTGTTAGTGTATAGGGCTAGTTTAAAACTATTTCCCCCAGACGCCAAAAAATTGTGCTTGGCTTCAAGTAACTCTTTCTTAAAGCTTGTACACATAAAATTGCCCGTAAATGCCATGTCACAGTCTCCTTAGTTGTTCAGCAAGTTCTTTATAACCTGCCTCTGATAGGGCGTTATATGTTGTAGTTCTATCACTTTTTATTGCTTCACGCATGTAAAAAGCTAAAACCTTGACCATATGTTGTCTAAACGCATGAGCTTGGTCGCGGATGCCCGGATGAGCGGTGTCCGATATTTGAATGATCCTGTCTGCACAGCGTTCTGCAACTTCTTCTGGCGTAAACCCTCGTTTCTCGGTGGTCTCTACCAAAACTTTGTAATCCGCAGGGATGTCTACTTCTAAAGCTTTTATCATTGTTTTGGCCTAATTATCTTTCCTGTCCGATATTCGTCGGTTACCTCTTTAGACTCCCCAAACATCTTCAAACCCATAATAGACTCACTAAACCGCTTTTCGTACAGCGCTTGCATATCAGGTTCGCCCTTCATAAATATATAAGCTTCCATCAAGCTACCATACAGCATAGCTAGCTCAGCATTTTCACTGAGCCATGTAGTTCCAGTTCCTGCACCCGCTGTCAAACTGGCAGGGCGATAAAAATAATGCAACTCTACCGCGTAGCTTGCATCCGGTGTCGGCCCGATAATAAAGTTAGTTATATCAAAAACAGCATAATATCGCGGACCGCCTTCCGTCGTAGGGTCCGGATTGAACTGCTGCACATAATCCGCATCCTTAAAATCAAGGAAATTAGCGTCATTGCTCGCATCTGTATATGACAAGGAATACGGCGCAAGGAAATCTGACGGGCAGGCCAAAAACTTATTTGAGGCGGTCAAGGCTCCTGCGACATTTTTCCGAAACAAGCTAAGCTGCACGTTTTTGAGAATACGCTCTTCGGAATTTCTAATAAACACCGGAATGTTGTTAACAAACGTGGTTTCGTCGTTTTCCGTGTAATCTTGAATAGCCTGCTGTAATTCAGCGTATGTAAAACTCATGTTGTCACCGTAACCATGCCAACTTGCCCAAAACCTTGCGGTGGCAGCAAATTAGGTGCCTCTACTGTTGGAATCCCTACATATACATCAAACGGCTCCACTATATCCGGCCGTGCATCCTTTAAAGCCTCTGCATCAACAACTTTACGAAAAGGACCAAGCTGCGGATGTTTTGGCTCCCATTCGTCTTTTCCTACTAGCAAGCCGTTCCATTCTTTACGCATGTCTTTATACCGATACCGGAAACCGGATCGGTCTGAAATAGCGTAGGAATCTTTACCGCTTGCGAACTTTGCCATTAAGTGGTCCTAAAATACTGGTATTGCGGCACTACGTTAAAGGACGAACGATCCCTGTCTTCTGTTGCGGCCCGTTCAAACTCTTCCTCATAAATAGCTTTCAAAAGCTGAACTCTATTTGGAGCTCTTTTTACCGCTATGTAATAGGCTAAGCCCGCGGCTAAACAAGGATAAAAACGAAACGGCATGTCCATTGTGTTAATAAACGTATCCGCATCATCCATGCGAGTAAGAGCATCGTAAATTACAACATCCGTGCTATTCTCGGGAACCGGCCACAATTTTAATTCTGGCGTGACCTGCCGATCCAAGAAAAACTGGTTTGCTCTTCCTTCAGTAGTTTTGTTCGGAATAGACAAATATTCGTCTCGACTAAGACGATCTAAAGAATAGTCAGTTCCGCTACGGCGCACAATTACCGATAAAACGTCGATAACATCGTTATTTAAAGCGTAATTGCCCGTTCCTTGGGTTAAGGCTTGCGTCCTTTGAACAATTGTCCACTGGTTCAACCCTCGGTTAGCCCACTCAGCCAACATTAAATTGAGCGACCGCTTGGCAGACTTTAGGTCGTAACCTGTACGAACCTCAAGACCACAGCGCTCAAACGCCTCCTCAATGTAATCGGAAACGTCTAACTCAAAATCTGTGCTGCCGGATGTAGCCATCTTACTTCTTCTTTACCATACCGCCGCCGCGCATCTTCTTTACCATGCCACCGCCGCGCATCTTCTTTACCATGCCACCGCCGCGCATCTTCTTGACTGCGCCGCCCTTTTTCATCATCTTACGTGGTTTCATCGCCATTTTTTAATCTCCTGTAAAGATCTGATCTTTCCTGAAAAATTTCTTCCGCATTGTATTCTTCTAGATACTTATCATAATAGCCTTTTTCCGCAAGTTTGTCTGCTGATTCCTGCACCTTGGATAAACGCTGCACAAAAATCATTGCATACTCATCATCAACCACCTGCATAAAGCTTTGGTCGTCTATGAAATCATTGGCTTCATCATGCGGATGAAAGCCCATGACCCACATATCCCGGTCTATAAAGACCCCCATAGATATTGCCTCGTTTAACTCCCGTAAGTAATCGTGAAAAACGTCAGGATCCTCTGTAAAATTTAGGTCTACTATAATAACTAAATCTAAACTGTCTTCCCACTGAGATAAAGTGCTATACAAAACCTGCATATTATCGTCATACTTAAAAAGTAAAGCTACCTTTTCATCGGTCCAAGCTTTTTGTGCATAAGGGCACGGCGGAAGGTTGTTGTAAAAAGAATTAGGCTTACTAAGTGTGTGCTCCGTCCACGCAATTATTTCTGCACAGATTTGTTGCTCTTTTCCGGTGTTAAAAACAATCATATTCATGCTTGTGACACTGACCCTTTAGTGCGCTTTCTTCTGCCGTTTATAACCGCGCCACAACCTCTCGCGACAGCCGTACCGGGGATACTGCTGCCACGAAACCTGCGTTTTGCTTTAGTTTCATAACCCGCAACGCCCCCATTAGCCATTTTCTTTACTTTGGCAGCCTTAGTGTTTGCCACAACCTGCTTTCCTTTAGCTCCTTCACGCTTCTTTTTACGCGCTGTTGAAGCTCGTTCAGCTTTTGATAAACTTTGAGCTTTACGTCTAGGAAGGCAACGGTCAGGGTTACGCTTATCTTTTGACGTACCGCATGAACCCGAAATATTACCCGAGCTATCAATTCTGACCCAATCCTCATCTAACCACTCCTGTAATTTACCCATTATTTACCCTTTCGTTTGCCACCTTTAGACTTTTTGGCGTAGTTAGGGTCTTTACAATATTTTGAGGCGGCAAGATTTGCGTATGCACTCGGATATGTGTCAAACGTGCGCTTTGCCCACGCCTTACCTTCAGGGCAAATCTTGCTTCCTTTGCTTTTAGAAGAAGCGCTTTTTGATTTGCGAGAGTAAGCCATTAAAACATCCGTTGAGCAATTGCTGCGGCTACAATTAAAACAGCTATGCCCCACAAACGAATGTCTAGTTTATCCAACTGACGTTGGATGTCGGCATACCTGCGATTACATTCTTCTTCATGCTTCTCTAAAAGCTTTAATACGTCTACTGTTTTCATATTACCACGCCTTACAGGACCAGTATCTGGCAGAGAACTTATCTTTTGCGGTGTCACAGGAATGTCTTGATCTAAAATTTGATCTACGTGCTGGTTGATCTTTTTTAATAGACATGTTGGGATCTCCAAACCGAACCAGCTTAATTTGATCTCCTTTTTTAGCCAGAACAGCAGACTTTTTTGACTTTCCGGGAGTGCGTTTTGGTTTGTTGTATCCAGCAAAAGTTTCACCCCTATATTTAATTCTTCCGGAAGGTGTTCGAGTCACATTTTTAGTGGTAGCCATAGTTCCTCACTTAAAGAAAAACGTCATGCTTGTAACATTTGTAAAAGTGGCATGAATGTCAGTATTGAACTTTACGCCTTCCTCTCCAATTTGGAGATCGCCTGTAGCGTTTGAGTGAAAATCTAATGTAAAGACGGCAGTGCCGGAAGCACCACCGTCTCTCAGAACAACGCTACCTGTAGACCCCCCAGTATGGTAATGAATACAAACTAACCGCCGTGGGCCACTTGCAACAGTGCCTGTAGCAGTTATGTAGCTTGCTTTGATATCAGAACCAGCCATAGAAGTGTTCCTTAATTATAAAACACGGTCACAGCGGTACAAGCGGTAAAAGCAGATACATAAATATCTGATACCCGAATGCCTTCTGCGGGAATGTTTACTGAGTGCGAGTCAGATGCAAGAAAGTCCAAGTCCAGAACTGTCGCGCCGCCATTACCGTCAGTAATGGTTAAGCGCGGAGTGCCTGTTGTGGTCAAAACTTGTATCTGACGGATACGAGCGGGACCGACACCGGCTGACCCGGTTGCCGTCACACGCTTCGCTTTTACGTCAGAACCTGCCATTACAGCCCCCTATTAAGCTAGGTTGTTGTTTTGCTGATACAGAATTGTAAAACGAACCAAACCTGCGGTTGTTGCAGCAGAAGCAGTTACAGTCAAACGAATGTCGGCTGTTCCAGTGTCCTGCCACGCCAATGCACCACCGGCTTCGGTTGTTGGATACTTACGGCCTGCGGTTGTTCCACTTGCAAAAGTGTTCAGAATTGTAGAGGCACCGCCTACTGTATCCCCAACACTAAGGTTAGTGGTAGCGTTAGCCGCAGTAATAACGTCAATTACACAGTCAATAATCTGGGAATTTGCAGGGATAACAACGTCTGTTACAGACGCTGCAAGTGCACCGCCAGAAAGGTCTGCTGAAAAAGTCTGAGCCATAACAACTTGGCCAACATTTGCAATGTTAGTCCCAAGGGATGTGCCCGTGGTGTTTTTGATAGTTCCGGCCTTAATAGGTCCAGAGAAAGTAGTTGTAGCCATGTGTCTCTCCTGTCGTGGCTAGTGTCAGCCGCACCATGCGGCTGTCAGGGATACGTAAACTATACAACAAAAAAGGGCGGCTGTGAAGCCGCCCTTCCGCATTGATTTTAACTAGCTTACGCTGCGCCCGGAGTACCGAACACAGAACGCCAGTCAGAAACACCGAAGCTGTAACGCTCACGTGCCTTAAACCGCATATTTCCGGTGTCAAAATCACCTTCCATAGCTGTCTTGATTGGCGAACGGTTAAAGTATTTGAAACCGTTTGGAGCATCTGTCTTGATGAAGAATGCGTCTGTGTCAGTCAGGAAGTGGTTAACCACCGCCCCTTCTGGCAACATACCCATGTTCTTCATTGCGTTGGTGTCGTTGTCCGCTGTACCTGAACGTAGGTTTGAGTTGATGACCCGCTCTGCAATGAATTGCAGTTCTTTCGGGATAATCAGCTTTGTACCACGAACAGCAATCTTCAGACCACGCTCGTCAGTCAGCCCCGCAATGTCAATCAGCATCTGCTCAAGAGAAGTCTCGTTGAGGTCAGCCGCAGTAGCCAGAATATTGGTCTGGTTACCTGACAATGATGGGTGAGCGTTTGAACAAAGTGCTGCACCATCGCCAATCGCATTACCGCCGGTTGCGCTGAACGCATTGTTCAGAATAGCGGCAGCTTTGATCTGCTTTGTCTGAGCCATTGAACGGGCCAGAGCTTTGGTGTAGCGTGATGCCAGACGGTCGTACAAGTTGTCCTCGATAGCTTCCTCAGTGATTGAGAATGCCAGAGCGATTGTCTCATGTGTGTACCGTGCTGTGTAGGTCTCTTGAGCATCGTCAAAAGTGATGGCTGCGCCTTCACCTTTGGTTGGTGCTGTTGAGAACCCACCGAGCATCACCTCTTCTTCAAATGCACGATCTGATGACTCTTCGTCGAAGATTTCAGCGTGTTCATTTTCGTAGCGGTCGTACTCAAGTCCGAACAAGGCATTCAGGCCGGGCTCAAGCTCTTTCGCTAGTTGTGCGCGAGAAATAGCCATTTTCTATCCCCTTTCCTAAACGCCTGTTGAGGTCGCAGTAGTCTGCGAGTCAAAACGGCTTGTGTTGGCGTTGAAATGTGCGTTCAAACGAACGATCAACGGAATACCTGCTGCTGTGAAGTCGTTGTTTGCTGCATCATCCATGATGCCAACGATACGCAGTGGCAGAGTAGCCGTTACCGCAATTGAAGACACGCTAAGTGCACCGTTTGCAGAACCTGTGTTGGTGCTGCCGGTACGTGCTGAAGTGCCCAGAGAAGCGTTTGCAAACACGCCAGCCAGTGCAGTTGCACGGTCTGTAAGTGTTGCGTCAGACGCGACTTTGAACAGTTGGTTTGGATTGTCAGCTACAAACGCCTTAACAGGGTAGTTTGTGTCTACGCTGACAGAACCAGAACCCGGCCAGTAGTTGAGCCATACAGGCTTCTTCTGGACTGTGTCGTGGTATTGAACGCCCATCAGGACTCCCAGTGCCGGTGATGTGCCGCCGCTTGTCGCGCCAGCATAATCAATAACGCCAGCCGCCGTAGGGGTGACAATAGCGTATTGAAAAATGGCATTGGTGTTGTTGGAAGCAATTTCGTACTCGGTTACACCGGTAGAATTAGCACCACTTCCAACTAGCCCGATTGGACGAAGACCGTAGGCAGTATTTTGATTTGCCATTTGAGTTTTCTCCTAATCAGGGCGACCCTAAAACTATTTCTGTGGGCCGCCAAAGGTTACACGAGATTGACGATCAGGTTTGTTAATCGTCATGGTTGAATGTGCGTTCTCACGCATCATATCATGGTCAACCGCTTCCATCTGGTCAGCGCTGCGTTGTGCAAAGTACGCTGTCCGCTCGGCAATGGTTTCAACCGGGATACGAGCAAGAACAAGTCCACCTACTCCAAACACACCTTCGTATTTTCCTGATTCGACTACCGGGGCCTCAAAGTCTGGGTACTCGTCCTTACGAACCAGTTCCCAACCTTCGCGCATTTTAGCGCTGACGTTCTTCGTATCGTCAAAACCACGGGTTTCAGCCCGGATCCAACGATGCTTGAACCCATCCGGTGCAGGCGGTGCATCTAACATAGACGGGGGAGCCCACGGCTTACGCCTTGCCGTCTTCTCCCTAGTTTGTGTTGCGCGAGAAGATCGTTTTACAGAACCTTCAAACATTTCGTTTTGTTCTTCAGACATGCTAACTACTCCTTCACGTATTTCGCGTATTCTTCAAGCGGCACACCCAATTTCTTCGCTATTGCGACTTGGCTAGGGGTGAGTCTAACCTTTTTCCCACTACTGCGCCCAGATGTATTGCGGGATACGGAAGCAACCGTCTGAGCGGGCCGTTTGCTACCACCGTTTAGCTTATGCGGAAACTCTGCCCGCATACGCTGATCCAGTTCATTATAGTAGTCATCGGACTGCGGGTCAAACCCTTCGTCTTCAACTAACTTTTTATGTACGCCAAAAGCAGCATACGTCATTGCCTCATCCTCGCCAAACCAGTCGTTTCGGCGAGCCCACTGCTCTGCTTTTGGGTCTGGGCGGCGGGGCTGTTGTTGAGGCATAGGCTGCTGTAAGCGAGCCTGCTGCTGAGCTTGAGCCTGCTGGGCATACCGCTGCTGCTGTACTTTTGCAGTTTGTGCCCGGTCATTTTCAATAGCTAAACGTGTAATCTTACGCTGCGCTTCAATAACACCGTTTGTATCACCAATCTCTATGGCTCGGGCTAAATCTTGCTCTGCTGCGGTAGTTTGAGTCTCCACACGATTTGTGTATTCGTTGACATAGTTAGTGTCCAAAGCATCCATGCGGCTTTTTAGGCTGTTTGACTCGGCCTGCACACCTTGAGCAAATTTCAACGCTTCTTCACGCTGACGCTCTGCTTCACGCATCTTTTTAGTTAAACGGTCAATCCGTTTTTGCGTAGCGTTGTCGGCTCGATCAAAATTGTCGTCACCTTCGGCAGCAAGCGGTATGTCGCCTTCTTTTTCTTCCCCACCCGAAACCTCTACTTCGGCAGAATCACCCAATTCCAATTCAATCTGTTCGTCTTCTTTTTCCATTTTCAACTCCTAGAAATGCAAAATATCTTCAGGTTCCTGAATTTTGGCTAAAACCTCGTCATCGTTCAAAATCCGAACTTCTCCGCCGTCTATTTTGAAACGAGACCCGGCATACCGGGCAAACATTACCCAGTCACCTTGTTCACACCACGGACCCACCGGAAACTTTTCGGCGTCCTTGTAAGCTAACGATCCTACCTTTAGGACGTAGCCAACCTGTGTGGATACTGTCTGCTCTTGCACAACTGCGTCGGGGAGATAAATACCGCCGTCGGTCTTACCCTTTCCTCGATATGGCAAAATAAGCAGACGCCAGCCTGTTGGTTCTGGCATCCGTTCTAAGAGTGAACCACCAATGGACTCGGGGTTCAAAACCTTGTCGGTGACATCCTCGTAAGCCGAGGCGAGGTTTGCGACACCCTCCGCTACATCTTCAAGGTTGATTTCTTGCGCTTTAGTCATTGCTACGCTCCTGTTTCTCTAGCAGGCCCTTGAGTTCCTGTTCCACGTGATCTAGGGATTTTAAATTCCCCATAAGCTCACGATATTGCTCCATGTTCTTGACATTGTCATAAAGTAACAAGTCTTGAACTGCTTGACGCCGCTCTTTAATTATCCTGAAAACGGCTTCAGCAAAGTAAATTTCATCCACTCGTATATCTCCGCATTAAGTCTGATATCTTTTTATACCATATCTAATGAAAAGTCACGAGTTTCTTTTGTTCTACGCAGCCATCCGCGACCAAAAGTATCAAAAGTGCTTAGACCTTTGTAAAACTCTATTCTCTGCTTTGTAACGCTCTCTATGATTTCTGTCGGCGTCATCTCACTTACCGCAGCTAACGTCTTCGGACCGATGGCCCCGTCCTGCGCTACCATTACTGCCTTTTGCAATGCTTTGGCCGCCCTGCTCGGCCCGCTGTTCACGGCCCAATCGAAGATGCAGAAATCAACCCCCGCAGGAAGTTGATCACCTTTAACTTTATCCCAGTATCCGTTTTTGTAAATTATTTGGACATGCTCTTCTGAGATGTTTTTTAGCTCGTCTACGTCCTCCAAGGGACGGCCCAAAAAATCAGCATATGTTTTATGCGTAATTCCTTTGTTTGTTGCGCCTCCCGGATCTTCCGGATGAGAAACAAATCCGCCCTCGTGATGAAGCACCATTTCAAGGCTTTTAAAAAAACTGGCTTCCATTATTTACCTTTCATGTATTTGCTTACAGCACGGTTTCCGAACCAGAAAGACATAATGGCGGCAAACAGCCCTTGCGTTTCGGGAGACCACATAAGCTCTACCGCATCTTTCCAGTCACCGCCGCTTTCCAGAACTTTTACGATGATCACGGCTTCGGTGGCTACAAACATCATAAAAAAGGCGTAGGTTATGACAGGACGTACAGAACCGCGCAAACCATTAACAAAACCTCCCGCATCAATGGATCTGTCATGCTCGTATATGCCTTTCGTTTCAGCTATATCCGCCTGTTTGTCAAGCTCCTGCAACTTTAGCGCCGAACGCTTTTCCATCAACTCAGCTTCCATCTTCATGGTTTCAAGCTTTTGTTTGTGCTCTTGCCCAGCCTTAAAAAAGTTTAATACCTCCGGCAAGAAACTTGTTCCAAAACCCAACAAACTTCCAAGTAAGCTCATCATGTGCTTAATCTCCCTTTTGGCAAAGCCTGACATTTCCAAGATACCGGCCGATAACCCGCCATGTGGATATGAACCGCTCTTCCCATTTCTAACGCCCTAGCCTCGCATTTCTCATACGTTTTGTACGGCCCAAGCTGGTCCTCTAGCTGCCAACATACGGTTGGTTGAAAAACCATACATGCAAGGACAAGAGCTTGAAACATATCATTCCATCGGGTGTCTAGTAGGGTTCAACAAAAAGCGTATTTCTGTTTCAATAACTGAGACGCGCCGGAGTAAATCAACAATTTTATCCATGTGCATACTGTTGCTTTGTGCAGCTTCAAACAAACCTTCAATAGACTCAGTATTGCGCTGAATATCGCGTTTCATATTTACATTTGCTTCAATCGCCATGCGACTAGACATTTCCTTCACAGTCTCTTCTAGCTGTGAAATTGTCTGAGCTTGCTGCCCAACCCACCAGACGCCACCGGAGATTTGCAGAACCATTGCCACAACAAGAGCTACCGGTATACGTAAATTCTCCATTATTTTCTACTCATCCACGCTGTTGTGCCCATGTATGCGCCCACCACGCCAGCTTGCGCTATGTAGAAAAGACCCAGCAAGTCGGCTAAAGCTTTAACGCGATTGTCCGATACAACCGGTAAAAAAAGAACGATGCTAAATACAATCATGCTGCCCATAGCAATCCAAGCCATGCGTTTTTGAGCTTCGCTTTTTTCCTCACGAAGCTCTATTTCAATCATTTCTTTTTCTCGCGCCAGTTCCGCGTCTGTTACGATACCGTCACCGTCCAGATCGTGTTTATTATAACGGCTGTTGTTTTCTAACTTCTTCTGGGTCATAACATTATTGAAAACAAAAAGACAAAAAACACCACGCTTAAAACTACTACGGTTGATACCAACACAACCTGCTTCATGTTTTCCTCAAATTCCTTTGCTTCCTGCATTTTTTTCTTTCTTGCCGCTGCTGCCATTTCTTTTGCCTCCTGTATACGTCTAGCTCTTTCGTCAACAATTGATTTCCAAGTGCCGGGCCCAAACCGTAAATCCACTAACTGGCTGATTTCATACATTTTTTCTTTAGCTAGCTTAGCGTCTATGATTTCGGAGGCGACCGTTTCTACACCAAACTGATCGGCTAGTCCGGCAGCGGAGGCTTTTTTATTGCGCCGTTCTTGAACCTGCTTTTCGCCTTCAAAAAGCTTGTCTATATAGCCCGCAATTTCAGACACGTCATTAGCCGTGCCAATCGCTCCTTTTATGCCGTCTACAGCACTTTTAAACAGGGCTATTCCTGCTAAAGTCTCCGCAATCATTTTGCCCCCAAGCTAAAAAACTATGCCTTTTTTCGTTTTTTCTTCTTTGACTTACCTGCCTCTGACAAAGCAATAGCGATAGCCTGCTTCTGCTTGTAGCCCTCATCCATCAGCTTACTAATGTTCTTGCTGATAGTGGACTGACTTGACCCACGCGTTAACGGCATTAGCTACAACTATTGTAGCCGCCACCTTTTACGGCAGCGCCCATGCCACGAGCCGTTGCACGACTCATGCTGACTGGAACCTTTACATCCGCGGTCTTGCCATAAGGAATGCGGCCCTGATTATCAATCTGAGCATATTCTACTGCCTTGGGTGCCGCACCCGGCTTATTCGTTACAATTTTTACTGCGCTTTTCATTTACTGGCCTCCTCTGCCAAGTTTAAGTAATTCACGCTCCATAGCAGACTGAATACGTGCCTGTGTCTGCCGCTCTTGCGCCGCCAACCGCTGCTGGAACTGATCCGCCCGCAACTGCTGGTTCTGTGCGTCAAGCTGCAACTTGGCTTGGTCGTTCTGTGCATCCGCCTGCTCGGCCTGCGCCTTGATCTGAAGCTCCTGCTCTTTAAGCTGAACCAGCGGATCAGGGCCTTCACCAGAGATCTGACCAGACATCTGCTTGACCATCTGCATACCTTCCGCAACAAACTGTGCCGTTAAGCCTTCAATCTGCAACATCTCTTCCTCAGTGGCCGCCTCGCCGCCCGCGGCCTGCCTGCTCTGGATAAACTGCACCGCTGCCCGCTCACGCGCCGCAATCTTTACGTGCTCCATAATGTGCTTCTGCAAGGCCATAGCCATAGTCGGCATACTTCCCACCATAGGAGTAGAGCCAAAGACCATGTGCGCCATAATGTGCGCCTCGTGCTCCTGACCCTCAAAAGCGTGTAACGGCACCATGTCCATTACGTCGATGTTCTCCTGCGCCGGATCCTTCGGAGTCGGCTCATCATCAGGAATGCGCTTCATAATACGGTCCACGTCCCGCACACCAAGTGCGTCGTACATGTCCCGATACACCTCGTACATGTTGTGCAACTCAGGGGCCGCCCCCGCCAACTGCAACTTAGTCTGAGCCAAAGCAATGCGCTGCGCCTGACTAAATACATTCGGGTCAGATACCGGTATGATATCTACGCGGTCATCAAAATCAGACCGCATTACCGTGGCGTCCGCACCCTCTACAGAATACGGATACTCCTGCGGCAAGCTCTCGCTCATTACCCGAGCCAAAATCCTGAACTCTTGCTTCATGGCATAGTGCATACGTTTATGCACAGCGCTCATTACCCGAGAGCCCTGCTCCAGCATCGCAATAGTTGTACCTACTGCCGCCTGCTGGTTACCGTCCCCGACCTTCATGTCCGTAATCGTGGCAAACCGCTGACCCGCCTGAACCACAAAACCTAACAAATTAAACAACGTCTGGTCAGGACCCTTAAATGGCAACGGCATCAGGCTGTCACGAATAGCCCCTCCGGGTGCGTCCACGTCACGGAACTCACCGGGCTGCAACGGATCATCATCATCCCGGATACGTAGCCCACGGGCCTTGAAACCCGCTGGGAGATTGGACAACGTACCAGCATCAATTAACTGTCGCAGTGCCGCCGTGGCGGTTCGTGACAAACCGCCAATAGTATGAATGAGGCCTAAACCATAGAAACCAAAGCCCGGAAGGAACTTATAATGCACAAAATACTGGATTTTGCGCTTTAACTCGTCATCCTCGCGGTAATTCCGGCGAATAGACAAGACTTGCCCGTTATCCTGACTGATTGTGACAACATATGGTATTTTAATACCTGTAGGTTCGCCGTCCTCGTCAAGCTCCTCATACCCTTCCAAATCCAGATCAACATGACACTCCAAAATGGTGCAGTCGTAATCAATCTGCGTAGATGACGTACCGTCTATCCGGTCTAGCTCGTCTGAGACAGAGTCCATCTCAGCCTGCGCCGGAATGACCGGAACATCCAAATAAAAGCCCGCGACCTGCTTTTTCCGCAAATCGTTTAAAGACATCCGAATAGACTGGGTTATGTTTGGACATGTGTCCAAATCAGAAGTCTCATACGGTACAACCAAGTTTTGCGCCGGTATAAACTTACTTACCGCACGGCCCAAGGTCTCGTCGTAATAAACCTTCTTAAAGGTACTACCCGCCAGCGGTAAATAGAACAGCATCTGATCCATGTCCGGCGTGTAATCTTCCATCACGTTAGTGACGTAATAATTCATAAAATGTCTTACGCGTTGCGACTGCTGCTGCTTTTCTCTTGTTTCGCTTCCCATAATAGCAGTTCGCACGGGGCCGCTGGCTGGCAACAACTCATTGAACGCCTGCGCCTGAAACTGCGTAGCCGCCTCGGCAAGCAACGGGTGCGTAACCCCAGAAGCCCCTCTAAATGGCTGGGTCCTCTCCTCGTAGTTGAACCCAAGCAGTTCAAGACCGTTTGCATAAGCATCTTCCCAATCCTGCCTTCCTGCCTTGTTAGCGTCAAACTCACCCAATAACTCACCGGCAATGCGGTCAAGCTCACGGTCCGGCATCTCTTCCGCTAAGTTTGTATAAAAATCGTCGTTCATGCCGCGCTGATCTTCCGGATCAAAATCAACGGTTACACCACCGTCCTCCTCCGGAGAAATCTCAATGTCCATGCCTTCAGCCATGCCCTCAAAAGACACGACGTTGTCCATGCTGCCCGGAACCTCAAGCTCTACTTCCGCCGCTAAATCCTCCGGATCAAGCTGCGAAGGAACATTCTTGTCCATCAAACCGCCAATTGGTTTACGTGCCATCTCTTATCTCCTCTAGGCCTAACTTACCATAGGCCGGTTCATATTCCTAGCTATTGGTGCAAGAGCGGCTACGCCCCGCGGGCCGCGGTTCATGTTCCGCGCTACGTCGGCCAAAGTTATTACGCCGCCTTGAGCTTTGTTCACGGGAGCGTCTTTAAAAGCTACGCTATATTCATCTAAGTCTCGACCAGCCTCTTTTATAGTCATCGCGTCAACGCCGAAATCCTGCATAAACATCTTTTCCGCTTGACCCGGAATTATAGAACGCTCCGCCTGTTTAGCTAAAATGTTGTTATAAGCAGCTAAAGCACGAGACGCGCCCTGCGGGCCACCTTGTTCAATACCGGCATAAACATCCCTTATGTCCACCGAAGCACCAGAAAGGTCTTCTAAGTTTGAAACTTTCTGGTTAACCCAATTTAGCACAGCTTCTGAGTTGCGGGGCTCCCGAATGTCAAAAACATCTGCGGGTAAACTTGTTTTCCGCAACACTCGGTCCTCACTCGCATAGAGATCCGAATACGACTTATCGGGAGTATAAAAAATCGCACCCTCATTTGGGTTTTCATAACTTGCTGCCTCAGAGCGATACAAAGTAGAACTTTGGGCCGCGGCCTTCGTTTCAAACTCCGGATCAAAACTTCTATTGCGCTCTACAAAAGATCCGTCTTCAATGGCGTCGTCTAATATTCGTAAATTTTCTAACGCTCCATCAAAATCACGCTTGCCCAAAGATATAGCCGTGTCTCTTGCTGCTTGTTGCAACTCATTAAATACAGGCAACTGTGAATGGTATGCCGCATAATTATCTAAATTTTTTAGAACAGCATCTTCGTAATCTTCAAAAGTCGGGTAAAATTCTTCGCCCTGCGATTTAGCTGCTTCTAACTTAGACCGGTAATTGCTACGCATATTCTCCGTGAACTCGCGCCCAAAACCATATTCGCTCTCTAAAGAGCGAATTAAACTTTTTACCTTGGGTCTAGCAAATTCAGAAAAATTACCCCCTCTTTCTGTCATTCGGTGCAACAAATCACCACCATGCTCAATCGCATAGCTTAAAACTCCTCCACCCATAAGCCTCTGGGTATTAACCATTTGAACTTCAGGCGTCCCACGTTGTAAATTAGCCGTAGCATCAAAAGCCTCATCCCTGTCCGTCAGCGACAAAATTTTTGACTTGGAAGACTGTAAGTTTTTTAAACCTGATGTGAAATCGTCCGAAGACATAGACGTTACAGATGTGTTAGGAAGGGACTCGTCCGGTAACGGAATAATCTGACCATCCGGAGTTACCGCCTGCGGGCGCACATTCGGCAAAAACCGCATGAAATTCCCAATGCCTTCAGCCGCAAATTTAGCGGCTTTAGCTGTAGCCATCTCACCTAGACCGGCTATTCCACCAATCAAACGAGCGTCATCCCGGATTTTTTGCAGTAAAGGAGTGTCCTCTTTACCGTATATAGCTTCACCTAAAGCCTCTGATCCATACTTATCTACAAGACTTTGAAGAAAAGGATTGGCCGCGGACAAGGCCGAAGCAGTAGGAGAAAAAACCTGTACACTAGGGTCTATCTCTGAAGCAGCACCTGTGATCGCTGCCCCCGCGTCCAAGATACCGCCACCTAAATCAGTGGTTGCACCTTGAGCCAGACCTTTCAGAGTAGCCGGTATCTCTCCTTCAATGGGTCCGTCCCTTTCAGGATATCTCCTCATTGTAGGGTAATCAGACAACTTGCCGCCCCAAGATCCGTGACATCTGATCCATGACCTTCGGATCAACCGTCTGCTTCACCTGATCCACAGGCATCATAATACCAGCCTGCTTCAACAACTTGCCGCCAACGGCCTCGTTACGCAACTCAACCATCTGACCAAACTGAAAGCCGCGCTTCTTATCAAACATCTGCTTGTCTATAGGGCGACGCTTAAATTGCTCCGGAGCTAAATCCTTATATATGTCAAAACCCTCTATGCCCGGATATTGCGGAATAGGCTGCATTGTGTCAGGGCCCGTTGTGTCCGCCCCCTTACTAAGGTCCACGGACATAATGCCCTCTACCGCCGGACTGCCACCGTCTTGCATTGCAATCTCCGGGGCCGAGCGACCAAAGTCAGACCCTCTGCGGCCCTCCGGAAAATCCTGATACATGTCATAGCGTTCAAGGCGCTTATACTCACCGTCTACCGGATTGTACTCCTCAAAAAAAGGACCTAAAAGATCCGCGGGCCGCGTTTGGTCTTCCGCGTATGCCGGTCCAGAAAAACCGCTTTCCTGCATGTATGCCGGATCGTCGCGGGACAAGCCAAACCCTTCGTTCATAGACATGTCACCCATGTCTATATACCCCGGATCACCCGCGCCTAACGATACAACGCCGCCACCGCCAAAACCAACAGGATTGGCGATCACACTGCCGTCAACAATCTCGTACTGCTGTGGTACAAAATTACCAGACGTGCCAGCATAAGGATTCCCCATCACCGCCTCGTCCTGTATGTCAGACAAGCGGGCAGTTCCCTTTTCAATGTCCTCTAACGTGATACCATAAGAAGGTTCCGCAAAGCCCTCATACAGATCAGCACGAGGCAAAGTCTCGTACTCCTGCTCTGGCGTGTTTCTTTTCTCTTCGGGAACCATCAGCATATCGCTGTAATAGGTGTACGGGCGCTCATCACCCTCCTTGTACACAGGACGGTTTTTACGCAAAAACTCTAGAAATTTTTCCATTTCTTCGGGGGACCCTGCGCCAAGATCTACTGCGCCGCCATCCTCAAAACCAATGTAATCCATAATAGAAGAGCTTTTATCTTCTCCGGGACCCGAATAATACTGCCGAGCGCCCGGTCCAAGAGATTTGTAGTAACCACCACTGGCCGAAGCTTCAGAGGTCCCTGTTAAATAATCATATGCACCAGAAAGAGCGTCGCCTACATAATCAGCCGCCGCGGCCCCCAAATCTACTATCGAATCGCCCATTAATAATATGCCCTTATCTGAACCTGTGCGTCCTCGTCATCCCAATCGTCGCTGGGCAACTGGACAAAATTACCTTGCCGGTAGCGCATTAATGCCTGTGTCATGCTGTCAACCAAGTCATCGTGCTCCCCGTTTGGAAATGCCGCCACCTCCTCTATCATCTCATCAGCAAAGACGGTGTCGGGGGCCCAAACCATACCGGACTCAAAAAGAGGCGACACAGAGTGAACTCTCGTTAGTTTATCATTTCCCTTGCTCGGCGTAAAGTTAACAACGGGTATGCCCATGTTTCTTAATTCCTGCGTCAAAGGTAGACCAGACGCCTTGGCTTCTACAATTACAGTATCCGGTTCCCAATAATGATACTGCTCCAAAGCCTCCTTCTTGAGCTCCGGAAAGTCCCACCGGTCCTTTTTACTATCTAATAATATTATTCCCGGGGGACCCCCAGCCTCCTCCGGACGAAATACGCCCCACGTTGTTATCGCGCTGTAGTCCGCCGTCTCCCGCTTACTAAACGCCGTGTCATAGCTCTGAATGACGTATTCAAGGTTTGGTATGCTGTCCTTTTCCCACTTTTTCCACCACTCACGCGGAATAATCGCATTCTCTTCACCCGTTGGGTTCTGCTGATACTGCGCGTTCCACTTGCTCGGGGGAATGGACGCCTTTACCGCGGTCAAATCTTCAAGAGACCAGAACTCCGGCCAACACGGGGTCCCGTCATCAAAAATAGCCGGTAACTCTACAACTTCCCACTGATCCGCTAGGGGGTCTTTAGCCATCGCTCTTAAAAGCTGGCCCGTCATATCCTTTTCGGACCACCGGGTCTGGACCAAAACAATCGACCCACCCGGCTGGAGCCTCTGCCGGGGGCCCCCTGTGTACCAGTCCCAAGCATCGTCAAAGCCGTTGGCGGACATCGCCGTCTGCTCCGAGTGCGGATCGTCAATGATTACAAGATCCCCACCACGGCCAGCAAGATTACTGCCAACGCCAACAGCATAGTACATGCCTCCGCTAGAGGTATCCCAACGTCCAGACGCCTTACTATCCGCAGCCAGTTTAACATCAGGAAATACCTCTTTATAGCGGTCGTCGTCCAAAAGGTTTTTGGTTTTACGGCCAAAGTTAACGGCAAGCTCCGTGGTGTGCGTTGCCTGAATGATCTTCATCCGTGGGTTCTTGCCCATCATCCACGCAGGAAACAAGAAGGATGCGAACTCTGACTTCGTATGGCGCGGGGCCATGTTGATAATCAAGCGCTTTAATTCGCCTTTTGAAACTCTTTCCAGCTTTTCTGCAATAATCTTGTGGTGACGACCAGCAATAAACTCGGGCCACATAGATTTTACAAAAGTTAGGAAGTCCTCTTGGCAAGCTTCATTCTTCTCGATTTGCGCGAGTCGCAGGCGAAGCTTTAACTCCTGATCGGAAACATCCATAGGGGGCCCCTGAACAAAAAATTTATAAAATATTTATGCCTGTTTTTTGCTCAGTTAACAAGTTTTCCGTTTTTGCCTAAAAAATAGGCAATCTAAGCTCAGTATTTGGGCAGGAGGTGCCTAAAAAATAGGCAATGTTTCACGTGAAACAATCCATATCGTTTTTTATATAACTATTTGTCAGAAACATGGCCCTTGCCTGCGCCAGCAGAGCCCGTGGCCGCGCTGCGCGATTTTTGGTAAACGTCTGATTTTTCACGGTTTTTTGACTCGATATCGGAATCCTAGTTTTTAAGCCCGCGCCCCGCGTATCGCGCCCCGCTGCCCGCTGCCCGCTGCCCGCGCTTGCCGGTTGCCGGTTGCCGGTTGCCGGTTGCCGGGCTTTTTACCGGATATAATGGGCAACGCCCCGCGCATCACGATTGCCGGTAAATTTTCCGCCGTACGTTTT